TGACATACCCTCATCAAATGGTTTAGGAATAGTAACCCAATCCATACTATAATTTCTATACCGAACTTTTATAGTCCGTCCCATTGTCCATGCTCTTTCTAAAATCTCATTTGTCATCATAATCTCCTTACGTCAATTTAGTCAATGCTTCCCATGATACTGGGTATAATGCGCCCACGATTCTATCCCACTCATCTGCTAACTCACGAATCTCGAATTGTGCAGTCTGACTCTTTCTAAGATTGTATGCACGAGCCCAAGCCATTAAGGATCCTGTCACATAATATTCAGTCATCATAGACTGTGGCAGAACCATTCGTGCTTGTTCTGGACAAACATCTGAAGATATCATTTCTTCATACAATCTGGTAGATTTAATAATGTGACTCATATATTCTTCTTCTAATAAAGTAGAAGTTAGACCATTCATGAATGGTTCTTTGAAATGAGTTATAAAATCCGTAGCGGACGAACCCTGTTTAGCATTCTCTGGTCTAGATCTCCATCCATTAGTCTCTGGCACATGAAAATCTGGTGGATCTGAAACATATCGCCTAGATACTTCATTATATGTAAATCCAACAACGTGCTTAAACCGTTGCCTAGCGACAAATAGAGGAACCTTTTCCCTCAATGTAACTGTAGCATGAGTAAACGGGGTGAAATGATTGTGTTTAGCAAGAAACCTGATTAACTTCTTATCAACTTCTTTTAAATTGGGAATAAATGCACATAATGTACACTCACCGTTTTCATCCGTATGGTCTACAATCTCATCAACACCAACACCCTCAGATGTCTTATTAAACGACACACGAGCAGCGTTGACTACTGAGATGTCATCTCCCATATTATCTATAAACTCAACTTTCATTCCACGTCCTTTCTTTATTATTTATAATTATTATACAGTTTTTAGTCGTTGTTGTCAAGTAAATATTACAACTTTGTTAGATGAGCCTTCCTAACTTTGACCATTATCCACGAATTGTAATACTCCTCTGATTCAAGAACTTTATTTTTAAATTGATATTTAGCCTCAAAATATGCACATTCTGACTTAGTTTTGCACAATTTAAGTATCCTTCTATCAAATCTTTCTTTACCTATATCCACCAAATCTTCTAATAACATATCAGATGAACCATAATAATCACGCCAATCTGACTCAACTTTCCTTTTTTTCCTTTTTAGGCTCTTTTGATACGTCTTTGTTGCCCAAAAGAACTTCTTGCCTATATATTTTCTATTGTTATCAAGATTAGTTATCTCATATACAAATCCATATATTACTTTTGGATCCAAATCTTTAGGGTCATATTCCTTGTTCTTATAAATCCATGCCATCTATTTTCCTTATCAACCCATACTATAGACATCTCCCCACGTTCCTTTTAATGAACCAACCTCATATTCCGTAACACGATTTTCAAAGAAATTTGTATGATCAGGCGCGTTCAATACCCAATCAAGCCACGGAAGTGGATTGTCCTTTACTTTGAAATTAGGTTTTAATCCTAACTGTAATAACCTCCTGTCTGCAATATGTCTAATATATTGTTTAACATCAACTTTACTTAGTTCATAAATCTCCTCACTCCCATCATAAGCTAAGTCAATAAACTTATCTTCAAGTTTAACAACCTGTCTTAACATTGAGTATATCTGTTTCTTAAAATCATCTGTCACTACTCTTGGGTGTTCTTCGCAGAACCCACGGAATATTTGAGTCATACCATCAACGTGCATTGTCTCATCACGAATACTCCATTCCACTACTTTGCACATCCCTTTCATCTTACCAAACCTCTGAAAGTTTAGCAGCATTACAAATGAAGCAAAGAGTGATATACCTTCTAAGAATACTGATTTAGCAAATGACAGTGATAGATTAGAATAATTAGAGGTATCATTATCTCTCATAAACTCAACCTTATCCGCCATCTCTTTGTACTCTAAGAACGCATGAAACTCAGATTCTGGAAGTCCTAATGTATCATTCAATAGGGCATATGCTCTTTGATGTACACCTTCTCTTGATGCGAATGAACCTAACATATTACGAATCTCATTGTTCTTTAACTTAGGGATAAAGAAATCGTAATAGTTCTGACCTACAGCTACATCAGATTGAGTGAATAGTCTAAGTACCTGAATGACATAATTCTTTTCTTCCTTAGTTAATTTATCAGACTTCCAATCAGACACATCATCAGATAGATCAATCTCATCTTCAATCCAATGCGCTTGCTCATGTCGTTTTGTTAACTCTACTGCCCACGGATATCTAAATGGTTTATAAGATTCTGATGGAGTTGTCATATTAACAGCCTTTTCAAATAGGAATAATTCCTTATTTTCCATTAAGGTATCATAATTACCTAGATGCTTTCCGTCTATAACAATTTGTGGTACAGTTCTCTGACCAAGTTCTGTAAATCTTTCAAGTGATTTTGTATCTTCTGTAATATCATATGCTGTATATCTTACATTATGTTTATCAAACCAGTTCTTTACAGACTCGCAAAATGAACACATTGGTTTTGAGTATAATTCAATTTTCAATTTATATCCTCCTTCATGTTATTATATAACTTTATATATCTATTATACCTCAAGCGACTTTCAAACATCACAATACATTTATCTGTCCAGTCAATTAATGTACCTTGAGGAAGACATTCATTAACTTTATCTGTACCGTAATATACAGCAAGTGGCATATATATTCTTGCTCTTTTATCAAAAAATCCAAATTTGCCACGTGCTGCTTGTAATTTATCAATATTTACTAATCCGGGCTCTATCAGTTCAATCTTCCATAATTCCGTTTGACCGAAAATAATCATATATCTACTCCAAATAAAACAAGACATAAAAGTAAACCCCAGTAAAGAATTCCCTGTAATATAATTATTAATGGGTTACCACCACTCATACCTCCTACCTCTCTATTCTATAAAAGGGTAATTGAAATCTTTTATTATCGTTCTTATAGTCTAAGAAAAAGTACCCATGTTCCTTAATCAACTCTACCTTTTTAGGATAAGGAATACAAACCACTTCGGCCATATTATCAACTTTGTCATTAGTTGTCTGTATGCAGAATCTAAGTGTTTTTGTTTTGGTGTTATACACCCAACGATGAGTAGACCCAATTGCCATAGTCGTTATTTCATCTTCACGAATTATATCTTCCGCATATGAAGGAAGTGGCTGTAATAGCAACCAAGCCGTTAACAACCACAACGTTATTACCAATAAATATCCTATTATGTTAATATTCATAAGGATTTAGATCTTCTTTGTTTGGCAATATAATCATGACTATAATCTATTTCAGTATGAAAATCTCTTTCATGATCATGGACACTTGCGTAATTGCCACTTATAATTGGCATAACAAAGGTTATCCACAAGGCACCAACCACTACACATAAAATAGTAAATACAATTTTCTGTATGGTTAATTTATTCATGACACCACCGCCCGATTAAGTGTATTCGTCAATAAGCTTGTCTATTTGATCAAGTTCATAACCATTAAAAACTGTGTTCCCGACAGCGTGAGGTAGAAAAGTTAATAATCCTACAATCACTACTATGCATATCAATACTAACAATCTTAATATAAATTTCATTTGATATTACTCCTCTGGTTTAGTTGGCCATATCGGATTCTCGACACATTGTCCAGTTGCCAATTCTTGCTGATATATTTCATCTGGAAAGTCTCTAAGTTCCTGTCTATATTTGTCCCAATGATCAAGTTCAGTTAGTGTCAGATTGGCATTGGCCAGTTGAGTCCAATCCGATTCTATTAATAATGCATTTCTCTTGTTTCTCATATCGTCATATTTATTCATTTCAATCCCTCTATTTTTAATACATTCCCCACATCACCCCTGACACGACACACACTCTTCTTGTGTGGCAAACTCACCAGACACACCGGCCAATAAATCTTGACCGCTTGGTGTTTCTGAATAATCTTTCATTGTGTGTTGTTCAATCTTTTCAGATAATACTTCTGCTCTATTCGATGTTTCTGTTCTGAGATAATATAATGACTTGTTACCATACTTCCATGCGTTATAATGCACTTCATGTAGATACTTTTTATCAACACCGGCGGGAAAGAATACATTAAGTGACTGCGACTGACAGATATATTTTGCTCTTTGGCCACCCAATCGAACAATAGCATCTTGGTCAATCTCTATTGCAGTCTTAAAGACATCTTTCTCATTATCTGTTAAGAATTCTAAATGAGTAACAGAGCCGTTATTAGAGATAATAGAGTTCCAAATTGATTCAGTATTCTGATTTTTCTTTTTCAACAAAATTTCTAGAAACTTATTCTTAATCAGATGAGAGCCAGCTCTTGTTCTGTGTACAAATGCATTTGCTTTGATGGGTTCTACTGATGGTGATGTACCAGCAATACTTGAGGAATTCGCATTAGGTGCAATAGCTAATAGATTAGCATTACGTCTACCAGTACCTTCCATATCAGGACACTCACCACGGTCTTCTCCCAATAACTCAGACATGATAACTGCACGTTCTTTAATAAGAGAAAATACTTCTTCATTAAGTTCAGCTGCAGCTTGTGATTCAAACGGTATGGATTTCTTCATTAATAGATTATGCCAACCCATTGCCCCTATACCAATACTCCGTTCTTGTGAAGCAGAGAACCTAGCCTTTGATATATCATCAGATGCGTTATCAATAAAATATTGAAGTACATTATCTAAGAATACAGTAATATCCTGTACTAGCATAGAATCTTTCCACTCATCATACATCTCTAGATTCAATGAAGACAGACAACATACAGCAGTCCTTTCTTCATTCGTTGGCAGTGTGATTTCTATGCAAAGATTAGAACCCCTAGAGAATAAACCTTTATCCTTTTGTGTTTGTGGATAATCCTCGTTTGCCTTATCAATGAAATAGATATAAGGTTCACCTGTACGGTAACGAGTTTCTAGTAGGGTTTCCCATAGTTCCCTCGCCCTTACAGTTTCTAATACTTTCCGTGTCTTAGGATCAACTAAGTTCCACGGTAAGCCTTGTTCAACTGCTTCCATAAACTCATCAGGTACATTAACACCATGATGGAGGTTTAAGCACTTTCTATTAACATCACCTGTGGGAATTCTTAATGACATGAATTCCATGATGTCTGGATGTGAGATATCCATATAAGCTGCATAAGACCCTTTACGAGTCACGCCTTGTTTATATGCAGTCATATCAGCA